GGCTTTTCGTTCATGTCATCTGCAGAAACAGTTAATTTAGCTACTATTTCAAGTGATAGTAGATATGGTATACTTTCTAAAACAGGTGCTGATGCTAAAAAAATGTTTACTGACAAAGTAGTACCTATTAGTATTAACTACCCGTTTTTCTTTAAACCTATACAAGATGGTATGGACAGGCCAAAAACAGAGCTTGCGTATAGAGTACCAGCTAGTAAGTTTACAAGAAAAAAGATAACTACTAATGAGCAGCTTGAAGAAATAGAAGGTTTAGATACTACTATTGACTGGAAAAATACAGGTGATAATAGTTACGATGGTGAAAAACTAGCTTTGTTAGTACATGATGAAAGTGGTAAGTGGGAAAGACCAGATAATATATTAAACAACTGGCGTGTTACAAAAACATGTCTTAGATTAGGTAGTAGAATTATTGGTAAGTGTATGATGGGTAGCACTTCTAACTCTCTAGATAAAGGTGGAGATAACTTTAAAAAATTATACAATGCATCAGATGTCACTAAAAGAAATAGAAATGGTCAAACAGCATCTGGTCTATATTCTTTGTTTATCCCAATGGAATGGAACTACGAAGGATTTATTGATGAGTACGGAGTTCCAGTATTCAATACTCCTGACGTCGACATGTTTGCCCCAGACGGTGAACTAATAGATATAGGCGTAATAGATCATTGGCAAAACGAAGCTGAAGGTTTAAAAGGCGATCAAGATGCTTTAAACGAATTTTATAGACAGTTTCCAAGAACTGAAGAACACGCGTTTAGAGATGAAACAAAAAATAGTATATTTAATCTAGTTAAAATATACGAGCAGATAGATTACAATGAAGAAATGTCTAGAACATTAGGTATTACTAAAGGTAATTTTCAATGGGTAAATGGTATTAAAGACTCACAAGTTATATTTTACCCTGATCAAAAAGGTAGATTTAAATTAAGTTGGGTACCGCCTCAACAATTACAGAATAGAGTGGTTATTAAAAACGGAATAAAATATCCTGGTAATGAACACATGGGAGCATTTGGTTGTGACTCTTATGATATATCAGGAACCGTAGATGGAAAAGGATCTAAAGGAGCATTACACGGCTTAACCAGGTTTAGTATGGAGGACGCTCCTGCGAACAGCTTCTTTTTAGAATACTTGTCAAGACCACCTACGGCAGAAATATTTTTTGAAGATGTATTAATGGCGTTAGTTTTTTATGGCATGCCAATACTTGCAGAGAATAATAAACCAAGGTTGTTATACTATTTAAGACGTAGAGGCTATAGAGGTTTTAGTATGAACAGACCTGATAAGCTTTGGAATAAATTATCTACAGCAGAAAAAGAAATAGGTGGCATACCAAACTCAAGCGAAGATATAAAGCAAGCTCATGCTGCTGCTATTGAAATGTATATACAAGATCACGTAGGTATGAAGCAAGACGGTAGCTTTGGTAATTTATATTTTAATGAATTACTAAATGATTGGGCTAAATTTGATATAAATAAAAGAACAAAGTTTGATGCTTCTATAAGTAGTGGTTTAGCTATAATGGCTAATAATAGACACTTGTATAGACCAAACGTAAAGGTTGAAAAACCAAAACTAAATATAAATATTTCTAAGTATACTAATACTGGAACTAATTCACAAATAATAAAATAAATGGCATATTCTACTAAAAGTTACTTTCCTAGTCAAACAGTAAGTGATGCTGAAAAAATAAGCTACGATTATGGTTTAAAAGTTGCTAAAGCAATAGAGACTGAGTGGTTTAATAACGATCGTAGTCTTAATAGATATATGAGTAATCGTAAAAACTATCACAACTTAAGACTATATGCTAGAGGAGAACAATCAATACAGAAATATAAAGATGAGTTATCTATAAATGGTGACTTAAGCTACTTAAATTTAGACTGGAAACCTGTACCTATTATACCTAAATTTGTAGATATAGTAGTTAATGGTATGTCTGAAAGATTATATGACATAAAAGCTTTTTCTCAAGATCCTTACGGTATGAGCAAAAGAACTTCTTACATGCAAAGTATAATAAACGACATGAAAACAAAAGAATTAAATGAGTTTTCAGAACAAGCGTTTGGTATACAAATAGCAGAAAATGATCCAGAAAAATTACCAGACTCAGAAGAAGAATTACAATTACATATGCAGCTTAATTACAAGCAAGCTGTAGAAATAGCTGAAGAACAAGCTATAAATACTTTATTAGAAGGAAACAAATACGAATTAACAAAGAAAAGATTTTATTATGATTTAACAGTATTAGGTATTGGTGCTGTAAAAACAGGTTTTAACACTTCTGAAGGTGTTGTCGTAGATTATGTAGATCCTGCTAACTTAGTATACTCTTATACAGAATCACCTTATTTTGATGATATATACTACGTTGGTGAAGTAAAGTCTATACCAGTTAATGAACTTGCTAAACAGTTTCCTCATTTAACAGAGTCTGATTTAGAAGACATAATGAAAAATAAAAATTATAATAGAAATAATTATCAAACTAGATATAATGTAGATCAAGAAGATAATAACACTATACAAATTTTATATTTTAATTTTAAAACTTATATGAATGAAGTTTATAAAATTAAAGAAACTGGTACTGGTGCAAATAAAATTATAGAAAAAGATGATAATTTTAATCCACCTGAAAACTCAGACTTTAATTTTTCAAAACTACAAAGATCAATAGAAACTTTATATGAAGGCGCTTTAGTATTAGGTACTGATAAGTTATTAAAGTGGGAGATGTCTAAAAACATGATGAGACCAAAAAGCGATTATACTAAAGTAAAAATGAATTATGCTTTAGTAGCTCCACGTATGTATGAAGGTCGTATTGAGTCACTTGTTAGTAGAGTAACAGGTTTTGCTGATATGATACAACTAACTCATTTAAAGTTACAACAAGTTATGGCGCGTATGATACCTGACGGTGTTTATTTAGATGCTGATGGTTTAGCTGAAATAGATTTAGGTAATGGTACTAACTATAATCCGCAAGAAGCTTTAAATATGTTTTTCCAAACAGGTTCTGTTATTGGACGAAGTTTTACTTCTGAAGGTGATATGAATCCTGGTAAAATACCTATTCAAGAAATACAGTCTGGTAGTGGTGGTAACAAAATGCAAACTCTTATAGCTAATTATAATTATTATTTACAAATGATAAGAGATACTACTGGTCTTAACGAAGCAAGAGATGGTAGTGTTCCAGACAAAAATGCTTTAGTAGGTGTACAAAAACTTGCCGCAGCAAATAGCAATACGGCTACAAGACACATATTACAAGCTGGATTATTTTTAACAACTGAAGTTTGTGAATGTTTATCTCTTAGAATATCTGATATACTAGAGTACTCTCCAACTGCAGATGCTTTTATACAAGCTATAGGAGGCCACAATTTAGCTACGTTAAAAGAAGTTTCTGAATTATATTTATATGATTTTGGTATATTTTTAGAATTATCACCTGATGAAGAAGAAAAACAATTATTAGAAAACAACGTACAAGTAGCTTTACAACAAAACAGTATAGATTTAGAAGATGCTATAGACATTAGAGAAATAAGAAATGTTAAATTAGCAAATCAAGTTTTAAAAATTAGAAGAAAAAAGAAAATAGCTAGAGATCAATTAATGCAACAACAAAATATTCAAGCGCAAGCACAAGCAAATGCACAAGCACAGCAAGTCGCTGCTCAAGCTGAAGTTCAAAAAAATCAAGCTATAACGCAAAATAATATGCAACTTGAACAAATAAAAGCACAGCTTAAATCACAGCAGATGGAATTAGAAGTTCAGCATAAATTAAGATTAATGCAATATGAGTTCCAGATTAATCAACAGTTGCAAAAAATGAACATGGATAAAATTGATTTAAAAGAAACTAGAAAAGAAGATCGTAAAGATCAAAGAACTAGGATGCAAGCTTCTCAGCAAAGTCAACTAATAGATCAAAGATTAAACAAGAAACCACCTAAAAACTTTGAGTCAATAGGTAATGATATACTAGGTGGCGAGTTTGGACTTGATAGATTTGAGCCTAGTTAAAATTTATTAATTATTATTATATTATATTATGGAAGAAAACAAAGAAAACGTAATCGAAGAGGTTACACAAGAAAATAATGAACAAGTTGAAGAAGTAACAAAAGTTGATATGAGCAAGTTTGAGTCTGCTGATGATCCTAATGTTATTAAAGTAGACTTAAGTAATCCACCAAAAATACAAGAAGATGCCACTGGAAAGCAAAGCACAGATGAGGTACCTGTTCGCGACGAATCCAAAACTAGCGAAGAAGTACGTGAAGAAAACATCGAAACAAAAGATGAAGAACCTGCCGGAGAAAAAAGCTCCGACGAAGTTCAAGATGAGACTACACCCGTTATTGAGGAAATAACAGATGAAGAAGTAGAAGAAAAAGTAGAAGAAGTAGCAGAGCAAGTTGAAGAAGCAATTGCTGAAGCTGAAGCTACTGGCAAACCACTTCCTGAAAACATACAAAAACTTATGGATTTTATGGAAGAAACTGGTGGTGATTTAAATGACTATGTTAAGTTAAACCAAGATTATAGCAAATTAGATAATCAAGATTTACTATATGAATACTACAAACAAACTAAGCCTCATTTAAATGCAGAAGAAATTAACTTCCTTATGGAAGACACTTTTTCATACGACGAAGAAGTTGATGATGAAAAAGAAATACGAAGAAAAAAATTAGCGTTAAAAGAGCAAGTTGCCAGCGCTAGAAGCCACTTGGACGGGCAAAAGTCCAAATACTATGAAGAAATTAAAGCTGGAAGCAAGCTTACAAATGAGCAGCAAAAAGCAATTGACTTCTTTAATAGATATAACAAAGAGTCAGAAGAGACTAAAAAAGTAGCAGACAAACAAACACGTACTTTTTTAAATAAAACAAATAGTTTTTTTGGAGACAAGTTCAAAGGTTTTGAATATAACGTCGGTGATAAAAAGTATAGGTTTAACGTGAACAATGCTAATGAAGTTAAAGAAACACAAAGCGATATTAATAATTTTGTCAAAAAGTTTTTGAACGAAAATAATGAAATGTCAGATGCCGCGGGTTATCACAAATCTTTGTTTACAGCAATGAACGCTGATGCTATTGCAAAACATTTTTATGAACAAGGTAAAGCCGATGCTATGAAAGATAGTATAGCTAAATCTAAAAACGTTAGTATGAAACCAAGGCAAGCTCATGGTGAGTATGAGGCTGGTGGAATAAAAGTAAAAGTGTTAGGTGATAATTCTTCTGATTTTAAGTTTAAAATTAAAAATAGAAAATAAATAACAATTTAAAATTAAAAAATTATGGCAATTACAGGAGGAAGTTTGTTAAACAGTGTTCCTGCAGCTCAAAAGCAAACACTACAAACAAACTATTTAGATTTTACGGGTACCACTGACGTTACGTGGGCTCAACAATACCTGCCAGACTTGATGGAAAAAGAAGCTGAGGTTTTCGGACCTAGAACAATTTCTGGTTTCCTTGCTCAAGTTGGTGCAGAAGAGGCTATGACTGCTGATCAAGTAGTATGGTCTGAGCAATCAAGATTACACCTTTCTTACAAAGGTCATGTTCACCACACATCAACAAACGGTGGTCAAATTGATATTGATTCTGATATTGATGAAACTTCAGGTTTTACAGCTGCTAATCACGGTATTAGAGTTAACGATACTGTTATCGTTGCTAATGCTGAAGGAGTAGTTAAATGTTTAGTATCAGCTGTTTCTAGTGCTAGAATAGATGTTAAACCTTATACAGCTGCTTCTTTAAACGCTGCTGGTATAACTAGTACTGGTACTTCAAAAGAAACTACTATATTAGTTTAC